GGGTTAGAGTATACGTGCCTCCGCTTGCGCGAGCTACTGTCCACCCAGGAGGGTTGGCAATTGGGTATTCAGGGGCACTGGAACCAGCACCCTCAAATCTCCCAGCTACGATAACATACGCTTTCCCATCGGAGCGCACGTCGTACAAAGTTGTTTTAGACATAATTGCCTCCTTTAGTTATTAGATAGCGAAAACGCCGTTCCATCCTGGAGCAATGCACGCCAAGTTAGCCCAGTAACGAGCACGAACTTCAATGCCGTCCGCTGTAGACTGGCGAAGGGCACTGTTACCATCAAGGGTGTCGATATGCGGGAACGCATCCAAATGATGCAATTGCCATGTGTTCATCTGTAGAACATATCCACGATTGGAAGGGCAGTCCGGATCGGGGTGTACCATTACGGGACCAGCCGAGGTGTGAATCTGAACTCCACCAAAACCAACATCCGCTTTTCCACCCGCGCCATTATACTCAACCTTGGTTCCAAGACCTTTGATTAAGTTGTTAAAGTTGCCATGCGAGATGAAGCATTTGTCTGGTCGTCCACCGGAGCGAACGATGCTTTCGGAAAGCGTTAAGATATTCTCTTCGATGCTGTTTCCGGTTGCGTTAAGGCGATGTCCAGCCAAGCGAGTTGGGTGAGCGGTTCGGTTAACACCAAAAAACAAGGTAGCCGAAGGCGTAGTCAATGGGAGCCATCCGGCAAGGCCCATCATCTTTAGTTGACCGAGGGTTCCGTCGGCGAGCTTATCACCAGCGGTGAAGATGTAGTCACCAGCATCAATGCCAGTACCACCAGCAGAACAAGCCGTGTGAACGGTTAAGGTTCCTGCAGCTTCATCCACTGCGGTTACGCGAAGTTGAGCCTGGCCGGTTCTCGCGGTCGAGCCATCAGCGCCATCAGCGAATACGATGTATTGGCCAACCGAGAAGTTACGGCTGTCGTCTGCGTCGGTGAGGGTAATGGTCGTTCCGGTTCCAGGATCACTCGCAGTAATACCAAGAGCACCGTGGCCTGAGCGATACAATGCGTGTGCTGCGGAGTTACCAAGCTGCGAAAGCATCATGTCGATTTCAGTCTTGCGAGCATTTACGAATGCGCCACGATTAGATCGGGACGACCGAAGAGTGATCGCTTCAACCAAGATTACAGCGTAATCCGCCGCCTGGGTGATATTCCACTTAACCGAAGAGCTACTGCGCGCATTGGCTTGGGCGGTTGCGAAGTCCGAAGCTCGACCGGCGGGGTTGCCGTAGTAAACGGGTACTACGAGGTTGTCACCTTCAAAGTCGTCAACTTTCTTGACCATACTCATGAAGGGGTGAGCCTTTGCGGCTACGTTTTCAGGGACGCCTGCGGGATATAATTCCTTGAGCATCGCATCGAATTCAGTTTGTCCTAAAGCATTCTGTGCCATTTTTTAATTCTCCTTAACCAGTAGCGGCTTCTAGCGCCTGGAGTGCGCGTTTCATGCGCTCCTCTTCTGTAGCTGCTGGCGATTGTTTTTTTGTTCTCCTAGATTGCGCGTTACGCAGTGTTTTCGTCTGTCTTTCGGGCTCTTCTTTGACTTTGGTTTCATCTTCGGTGGTCTGGTTTCGCGCTGCTAAGATCGCATCAATCACTGGCGCGAGCGTTGTCTCTAAATTCTGGTTTAAGGCTTCGGCTAACTGCTGCGTCGTTGGAAGCGGTGCGTTCGGATCTTCCATCGCCACAGAATAAGCAATGTTGTACATTGCATGAATTGCATCTTCAGGGTTTTGCTCGAAAACCGCATTTGCATAGGTAAGCCCCTCGGGCGTTGACTTCATATGGGTTTCTAGCTCGTTGACAAATTTACGCTGGAAGGCTTGTACCTCCTCCTGCTTTCTTGCCTCTTCTCGCTTCGTCTCCTGCTCTTTTTGAGACTTCTCAAATTGAGCAAGTCTCTCTCTTAGTGCACGTATTTCGCGCTGGGATTTGTGCTCTGGCGGTGCTGCTTCGCCAAGTTCTTCGTCGTAAAGAGCGCTGGCTACATCGGCGTATCCATCTTCAATGCCGAGATCTTTGAGTGCGCTTATGGGATCCTGCCGAAACCCGTCTCTCAAACCGCCGAGGCGACTCTCAAGCTCTTCGGCCCTCTTCAGCCTGTCCTCTAACTCTTGTTCTCTCTTCGTGAGTTGTGCTTCACGCTCTTTTGCTTGCTCACGGGAACGTCGCTCTCGACGGGCCAGCGATGCAAGCTTCGTAGACTCAGCAACGTTCTCTTCTCCTGGGGTTATCGGTTGGTCGTCATCTCCTGGGTCACCCTCGCCGTCATTTGCAGGCTCTGCCTGGGTTTCTATCTCTTCTTCTACCTGCTCGGGCTCGGGCTCTGGTACGGTGGCCGTTACTGCTTCGATGGCCGCTTGGATTCGGGATTCTGGTGTGCTTTCTTGGCTTGTAGCTTCTGTGTGTTGCTCTGACATGGGTTTTCCTTAAGTTGGTATTCCGGTTGGTTTTAAAAGCTGTGATTGGGGTGATAGAGCCGCCGCAGGGGGGACTCCTGCTCCTGGTGCAGGTCCGCCTGCTGTCGGGGGTGACGCCTGCGGCGGCTGCATCATCATTTGCGCCTGCATCATCTCTTGCTGCGCAAGTTGGGCTACAAGCTTTAACTCGTAATCTGCACTCTCGATCCACCGCCGCATATTTTCAAGGATGTCTTCGGGTGCACCATCTCTTCGCGCTTTCAGGTACGCTAGCTGGACCCGTTTCATACCCATTTCTAAATGCTGGTACGGTTCGGGCGGGTCGTATTTGCCATCGAGAAGATCTTCAATTGTTGCTTCGATATCCTCAATCGCAGCGTTGTTAAGATCTGCCGTTCTTTCAAGGTCCGGGTGGTTCAGCAGCCGCCTTGCTTCATCGGTATCGATGATCCCGCTTTGCGCCCACTCGACTACCTGCTGGGAACGCCCTGCAGGGGTTCTGCTCAGAATTGATGCTGGCTCTAAGCGAATTCGGTATGTGCCATCGTCAATGGCTGCTTCTTTGAAGCAAATTTTCTCGACAAGTTTTTTCGCATGGAAAACGCTTTTGCATTCACCGCCGCGCTTCTGGATGTCTCTCGCAATATCGATAAACCGCTCTGCAGCCTTCGGTGCGAGCCTTTCAAACTCTTGCGATTGATACGCAAACCGTTGCGCGTTAATATCGTTGTATTCCCTCAGCGCGACTGCCGACTCCAGCCCTGCGGGCTTCTTGCTCGTTGCGCTCATCTGGGAGATACCGGCAACCTCAAACCCACGCCGCCAAAGAGATTCCTTGTAGTTGTAAATCTCTGGGGACACTGCTTGGGCGCTATGAAAAACGGGTGGCTTCCCTCGATAAGGGATGATTGCCCCTATCTCGTTGTTGAGCTGCATCTTCAAATTTTTGGATGCGATATCAACAAACACTCTCGGTACTGCGATCAGGTCCTGGGCCTTTTGGATAAATGCGTTTAGCTTGTTAATTCTCAGTTGGATCCCTGTTAGCTGTTCCGCAAGTCCTTGACCGTAAAAGCCACAAACTGGTTCACTCCAGCGGTAGAACAAGAATGGGAAATAGTCTTTATCCCAGCTCTCAACCAAGAGGGTTGCTCCGCTGATGGAGATGACTCGTTTCCCGTCCTTTGCGTTTTTGCCGCTGGGTAAATGATAACTTTCAACGCAAACGGCGGTGTTCTCGTCCATATTGCGATAGGCACCTTGCCGGTTAAAGCGTTGCTTTGTTGATTCCTCGATTTTCTCCTCGAAGTCGGGGAAGTCTGCTTTTAGAACTTCCTTATCAACGAATTTTACGTGGTGGAGTTGGCGCGGGTCCGAAGACCGGCATTCCATCTCGTCCACCTTGATTTCATCGATGAGAACTCGTTCGCAGAAGATCTCACCGAGGTGTTCGTATATCTTGAGTGCGCCGGTACCAAAGATGGTTGCATCGCGGAATGCTCGGGTGGCTTCCTTATGAAACTCGGTTTCGTCGAACTTGCCTTCGATCCACTTCTCCAACATCCGCGCTTTTCGCTGTACGGTGAATTCCGCGCCATCGGTTTGGAATGTCACACGGGCTCTTTGTCCGGCAATAACGCTGGTTGCGGTGTCACAAACCGACTGGATAAGGTTTTCCGTAACCCTACCTAAACTCTTCCGCGAGTAATCCCGCTGCGTTAGTGACCAATCGAGTCCTAGGAGGTCAACATTGGAATAAAGGCGTGCATTCCGAATGTTTAATTCGTGCATGTATTTTTGGGTTTCTTCGAGGCCCTCCACGTAGGCAAACACCGCCTCATGAACCGTCTCCTCATCCTCTTCCCACCAAAACATTTCCATCATTGTCTAGCCGCCTCCGCTTGCTGCTTTAGCCATTCACGCTGCTCCGCAATTGGGTCCTTGCCGTCTGGGTAGAGCATGGGGTCGTCATAATCACTCGTTGTGTAACGGGCGATTGGGCCACCTGCCTCCAGTTCGATTTCCTCGTTCTCTAGTCGGATTGCCGAAGGATGTAGCGACACCTCGAACTCGCCGTGTTTACAGTGAAGCACACCGTTTTCACGCATGAAGTCCACGATCTGCTTCATCTCTACCAGGGTTTTTCCCATGTGTCCTCGTATCCAAGATCGTCCACAACCTTCGCTGCCAGACCCTCAAAATAGTTTGTATTCTTCGCTTTACGCTTTCGCTCGTATATGCGCTCGCGGTCTGCCCTCATTTTCTCGGCCCAGAACTCCTGACTGTTCGGTGCTGGGGGTTTCTTCAGCGGGCGAGAGAAGTTGTGAAAGCTATAACGCCAGGTATAAAGGAAGGAGTCACAAACGTGGTTTGCGCAGGCCCGGTCTTCCTTCTGGCCATGCTCGTCCCAAACCAAGTAGCACATCTCCTGGGCTAACTCGGAGTCCTCTAAAATTTTGATACGCCCCTCAATCATGTCGCTATTGAGGAGTTCGATATAGTCACGCTTTTCTGTCTTCTCTGCTGGCTCGATGTGGAGCTCGTAACGCTCGCTTAATTCGGCCAGAACCATCTTACCCAGACCACCCCTATCGCCGACCATCACATCGAATTCGCCAAAGATTGACTTGGTATCGCGGATCACTCTCGCAATGTCGCTTACCGTCAGACCTGCCTGCTTATAATCGTACACTTGGTACAGCGTGTCGCAAGTCTCGGAGTAGGCGACCACAACAATCGCGAACGGATCATCGTACCCGAGGTCACACCCTAAGAGGTATTTCCAATCGTGCTCTTCCGGTAGTCCGAATTCATGTTTTGACTCGGGGTCTTTCTCCCACCCGTTTCTCTCGGGGTCGTACTTGTAAACAAAGGCGTCATCGTCTGATACCCACCTGCCGAGGTACTCTCGTTGCCAGATAGGGTTCTCGTCGCTCCACCCGTAGGCATCCTTGTCTGCTAGGCAGGCATCCCAAAGGTGCGGCTGGGCAATGTTTTCCTGAATGGTCCACGAATGGCCACTCCACATCTTTGCTTTTTCCTTGCCTCGGTCTTTGTACATCCGGGTAAGGGTAGATGTGGGCTTTGTGGTTTCGTAGAAGATACCCGCAAGCACCGAACCTGGGGTTCCCATCAAAACGATGCTCCCCATGGTGTCGTTTAGTGCGGGTCCGATAACTTCACGGGCTAATTCCGTTAAAACATCGGTCGGAAACGATTTACACTCATCGATAACAACCAGATCGTAGGGTTGGCCCCTTAATTTGTCGATTTCCGCCCTAGATTCGGCCCCTGTTAGGGTAATACGCCGATCTCCACCCGGAAACGTACAAATAAGCTGGGTATTGTGAAAATGGCAGTTAAGCTCAAATTCTTCCGAAAAACTCTTCAAAAGGGGCCATAAAATGCCTCTAGCGGACCCTTTGGTCAATGTGGCGTATAAACAGTTGGCTTTTGTCCGTGTAAGGCACGTTGCCATCAAATAAACGGCTGCAGAGTACGATTTTCCTGCTCGGCGAGGGCAAAGAAGCGTTTTTCGACGTGCGGTATCCTCAATCAGCCCCAGTTGGGGCGCAAACAGCCTCTCCTTCATCCGGGCGGCTTTCTCCCGGTCCCGACGCGGGGAATACTGAACGGCTTCGTTCGCGATCTCCCGAAAAACGTCGTATGAGGATGTACCTTCCACTTATTTTACCTTCACTCTCCGCTTTTGGGTTACGACGGGAACTCGGGGCGCTTCTTCGGGGGCTTTCTTTGGTTTTGCGGAGGGTTTTCTCTGCGCACGCGCCAGGGTAATAAAGGTGCAATTGGACATGGGCACCAGACAGGTCCATTTTGGGGCTTTAATGGAGGAAATATTGACGAGCTGGAGTTTTGGGTCTGCTTGGACTTCATAACTAAGCTTTTGGTGTTGGTTCTGCATACTGATGGTGGTTTCGTGCTTTCCATCGGGCAGGCGAACCCTGGTGACAAATGAGACTGTCTCTACGCGCATTTTCTATCTTCTTTTGCTTGGGTTTCTTGCTTCTCGTGAGCGACGGCTTCTCGTTTAGAGAATCGGGCTAAAAGTGGTTTATAGATTCCTCCGGAAAACGGGCCTTCCCTTTTGGAGAGCCATGCCCAGATGCCGGTTTTGAATGTGTAGTAAAACGGCGACTTCGGATTAACGCCGACTGCCTTGAGGAGCAGTGTTGCGAGTCCTTCCGTGAAGGATCCGTCCTTTGTTGGGAGCGCCCGGAAGTCTTCTTTTACATAAACGTAATGGACTAGCGGCAACGAGAATCCCAGTTCATACGCCACGAACCCAAAAATTTGGGACTCGTGGGAAGGATTGAAGGCGACCATCACAAACGAGTTTTCTCGCGCCACTAGATTTTTGGTAATGTCATGGTAGAGCCTAAAATACTCATTCATGGGGATGACCCCAGCGTAGTGACTGGTACGAAAGCTTTCGACCCAGGAGTGCCGGACAAACCGCATGTCATCCTCAACGGCTTGTCTGTATCCGATGACTTCGTCCAAGCTAGGCTTCCTTCTCCACGACCCGACCTGCGTTGCAGATTTGGGTCATCTCCCATAAAAGGGAGCGCTTCACCTCGAAGGGTTGTTTCTCGAACCAATCGATAAGGAGCTTACGTTTTTCGGTCGGCCCCAATTTTGCGGTGGCAGCGGCGTTATCTTTGTTGATGGCACGCGCCTCTTTGAGGACGGTCGCTAATGCACGGGTTACTGCGGCAAGCTCTTTGGCGAACTCAGCATCAAAATCATCAGGGCTATCATCGAGTCGTTCAGACCATTGCTCAAGCCGATCAAGCGTCCGCTTTTGCAGACGAAGGGTCTGCTCAGTGATCTCATCGAGGTAGATGGTTTTTTGCTTTTTCGGCATACGCCCCTCCCAGGTGTAACCATTTGTTCACATATATATCACGCTCATAATACGGTTGGCAAATCAAGTGTGAACCACCGTTCACATCAACTACTGGGTAGGTGCAAATAGTTGAGAAAATCGGGTGTAAGTGTAAGCTGGCTCCTTGACAGAGGTTTGGATGTGTGTCCATACATTAGTTTACGAGTACAGCTTCTCCCAGCCCCAGCTGTCCTCCCTCCTTCGCTCTCCCCTCCCACGCTCAGCTAAACGGTTTTCGGGCGTGCAATTTGTGAGGGTTACACCCGGTTTCGTGCCAACTTTGATCCGGGGGGTACCCCCTCGTGATTACAGGTAC